GACAATCGGAAATTGTTCTGAGAATGAAAGACGATTGGTTAGTTGATGTAAAAGAAAAGAGACAGGGTAAAATCGTTTGGGATGCTTTAATAATTTTGTCCGATGTAGATAAATTTGTTAGAAGACGTCTTCAAGAACATTATACTTATTTAAGACGAACAAAATGACTGAGTTTATAGAAAGAAAGATTCTGATAGGGTTAATTACTTCTACAGATTATCTTCAACAAATCAGAAATATTTGGGATCCTAGATATTTAGAAGCTGCTACTGCAAAGAGAATTGCTAGCTGGGTTTGGGAATACTTTGGGAAATATAATATTGCACCAAATAGAGAAATTGAAAGTATTTATTACACTAAGCTTAAAAAAGGAAAGATTCCTAAAGATTTATTTTCCGAAATTGAGGAAGAGATTCTCCCTGGGCTTAGTGAAGAATATGAAAAAGAATCCTTTAATCTTAATTATCTTTTAGAAGAAACCACTAAATATTTTACAGAACGAAAGTTAGCAATACACTCAGACAATATACAGGCTCTTTTATCTAATGGAGAATTATCTGAGGCAGAAACAATAGCGTTAGACTACAAACCAATTGCTAATGCAGCAACAACTGATTTAGATTTTGCTAGTGATGTTGTTTTAGATAGAGTAGAAAAAGCATTTAAAACAACATCACAAAGTCTTATAGAATATCCAAGACAATTAGGACAATTTTGGAATTCTCAATTAGTACGTGGAGGATTTGTAGCAATAATGGCATCGGAGAAACGAGGTAAAAGCTTCTGGTTATTAGATATGGCAATGAGAGGATGTAAACAAAAAAGAAATGTAGCATTCTTTCAAGCTGGTGATATGACAGAGGATGAACAAATAATGAGGATTTGTATTTATTTGACAAAAAAATCAAATGAGATAGAATACTCAGGAAAAATGTGGGAGCCTGTAAGGGATTGTATTCATAATCAAACAGACGGTTGTTTGTTTCCTAATGATAGAGAAGGGGATTTTAGTATTTTTACAGGAAAAACCACGGAAGCAATTAAGAACATTTCCTTAAAGGAATTAATAGATGAATATAAACAATCACCTGAATACAAACCTTGCACAAACTGTTCTCAATATTGGAGGAAACATTGGGGGGCTGTTTGGATTAAAAAAATAGATACTGGTTTTCCTTTAACTATGCAAGAAGCTAAAAAAGCAGTAGATTCTTTTTTTATAAAGAACTCAAGAAGATTTAAATTATCGACACATGCTAATGGAAGTCTTTCCATTAAACATATGAAGGCTATTTTAGCTAATTGGGAAAAAATGGATAATTTTATACCTGATATTATTATTGTTGATTATGCTGATTTATTGGTAGGAGAGACAAAAGATTTTAGACATCTTCAAAATGAAATATGGAAGGGGTTAAGAAGTATGTCACAGGAAAAAGGAGAACCTTTGGTTATTACGGTTACACAGGCGGATGCTAAAAGTTATGAACAAAACAGATTAAAACTATCCAATTTTTCTGAAGATAAACGAAAGTATGGTCATGTAACTGCACTTTATGGAGCTTCGCAGGATGTTAACGATAGAGAGAAACTTATAGGAATGATGCGAATTAATGAGTTGGTTAAACGTAAAGGAGCTTTTTCAGTAGCTAATGAAATTACGGTATTGCAAAATTTAAAAAGAGGTAGGCCTTTTATTTCAAGTTACTTTTGAATATTAATTATGATCAAAAGAACACTTCATATACCAAATACATCGGGTATTTATCAAATACAATCTATTGTAAATGATAAACGATACATAGGTAGTGCTTTTCATTTAAAACAAAGGAAAAAAGTTCATTTTAAGGTATTAAAAGACGGAAGACATAATAGGCATTTTCAAAATCATTATAATAAATACGGTATTGAAGATTTACAGTTTTCTATAATAGAATTCTGTCCTAAAGAAAAACTAATTGAACGAGAACAATATTGGATAGATAGGCTACAACCAGAATTTAATATATGTAAGATTGCCGGATTAACATATCATCCTTCGTTTCTTTATCCAGAACAAAGAAGGAAAAGACATTCCGATAGAATGATAAAAAGATGGGAAGATTCTAAGTATAAAGAAAAGGTTGTACAATCAATACAAGAATGGTGGTCCTCTCTTGAAGGACAAGAATACATTGAGTTAGATAATATTAGAAAACATATAAGAAATAACAGACCTAGTTCTAAAAAGAGATGGAAAGAAATAATAAAGGACCCTGTTATATTAAGAAAACGAATTAAGAAAATAATAAAAACTACTTCAACATCTGAATATAAAGAACGACAAAGACAAGCTACTAATTTGTGGTGGTTAGATACAGAATATAGAAAGAAACAGAAGATTTCTAGAATAGGGTTAATAAAATCTGAAGAGAATATTTTACATTGGAAAGAAACATATTGGAAACGTCCTAAAAGAACCTGTCCTTACTGTGGGTTTAAAAGCCGTAATGGTAATCTTAAGAAGTATCATTTAAAGAATTGTAAATATAATCCTGATAGACCAATGAGAAGAACAAAGTATCCATTAATTCCTTGTCCTTATTGTGATTTTAAAGGTAAAAGTATTTCCGCTATGAAACATTGGCATTTTGATAATTGTAGATATAAAACCTGAGACGTGGACGTCCATTTATAGGAAGTTATTGGTAAATTAAATCTAAATAATTATGAAACTAGAAGACGTTAAATTTTGGAATTGCGCTGGAACTGATTTTACTAATTTAGTAAAATACCTTGAAAATGAATTTCCTACAGCAATAGTTACTCCAATAGGAGGTGATATTGAAGTAATGGAATCTAATGAAAAGAAATGGTGTAAATCTCCTACAGATTGGATTATTACTATGGCTTATTATTATCAAGTAGAGGATGTATTTCATTTATTCTTTTGGCAAAGTAATAGTCCTGTGGACGATCTTATTGAAGGAACAAAAGAATATAAAGAGCAAGAGGAAGATGTAGAAATTGATTTTGATAAGGAGGAAGAAGATTAATTTAAAATTAAATAATATGGAACCAACAAATGAAGAATTAAGATGTGCTTGGGACGAGCTAAAAGTTAGAATGGGACTTATGGATCATATGGGGATTAGACCATTCTTAGCAAATGTAGTCTATTCTAGAGAAGAACTAGTTTACCTTATTCAAAAAGCAAGTGAATTAATTATGCCCACTGATTTTTATACTGAGAAGACTAAAGAAATTATGAAATATACTAAAACCTTAAAATCTTAATCATGTATCGCATTACGAAAGAATTTGCATTTTGTGCCTCTCATCATTTAGAGGGTCTTCCAGACACTCATCCTTGTTCAAGGGATCACGGTCACAATTACCTTATTAAGGTAGAACTATCAGACACAAAATTAAACGAAACAGGTTTTGTGATTGACTACAGAAAACTTGATTCAATCAAACAACTGATTGATGAGACTCTTGATCATCGTAACCTTAATGATGTGCTTGTATGTAATCCTACAGCAGAGAACATTGCTAAAGAACTCTTCAAAACATTTAAAGGAAGATTTCCGCAACTAACTGCTATAGAAGTGAGTGAAACACCTAAGACAAACTGTAGATACGAACAAATTTATGATGAGAACTAAACTGATAATATTAGGTTTAATAGTATCTGTATTGATACTTATTTGTCTTATCGGAGTCTGCCTTGTATTTATTGTAGGATGTACAATACACACAAACTATGTCGGGACGATAGCAATAACTTCTTTAGTACTGTCAGGCATAGGATTAGGGTATTACAGTAACTTTGTAATTAATAAGATACAATCATTATGGTAAAACAAATTATATCGGCGGATGCTTATAAGACTAGGAAAGTCTTTAAAAAGGACGGAGAGAATTATCTTAATGTCTCGGAGTTCTTTTACGACACTATTCAAGGAGAAGGCATTTATGCAGGCCATCCTGCAGCTTTCTTACGTCTGCAAGGTTGTACCTTAAATTGTATTTATTGTGATACAACTGAGGTTTGGAATCATGGAAGCCCTTATTCATTTAAAGAGCTATTTGTTTTAATTCGAAATTCAAATATTCTTCATCAACTATCTGGATTAAACGGAGGACAACATTTGGTAATTACTGGTGGAAGTCCTTTATTACAGCAGGAAAGATTATGTAATTTTATTGTAGAGTTTGAAAGAATAATGTTTCATCCTTTTATTGAAATTGAAAATGAATGTGTGGTAGTCCCTTTTCCATCACTTATAAAATATATAAACTGTTGGAATAACTCGCCTAAGTTATCAGGTTCAGGCATTCCCAAAAAACAAAGATATAGACCGGAGATAATACAAAGGATGAGTACTCTTAGAAACTCATGGTTTAAATTTGTTGTAGATTGCAAAGAAGATTGGGAAGAGATTTCTATGGATTTCTTAGAACCTCAGTTGATAGGTAGAGAACACATAGTACTCATGCCCAAAGGAGCTACAAGAGCAGAATTAGAGCAGAATCGTGAAATGGTTGTTAACATGGCAATTCAACACGGAGTGCGGTACAGTGACAGGCTTCATATACAGTTATGGGATAAAACTGTAGGTGTATAATAAAATTTTATCGTTTAATATTCTCACAAACGAGTATATATTTTCAAATTATTAATTATTTTTTATGTTTCACTTTAAATTTTAACAAATGAGTAAAAAGATTGATGAAAAAAGCCTGCGTACAGCAGCAAAAGAGTTGAATGACATTTTTGGACTTGATCCTAAGATTAATGTTAAGGCAAGTGCAAAAGAGATTGAAGAAAAGCTTACAGAAGCTATTAAACTTGTTGATGCAGAAGACGAGTTCTCAGAAACAACTACCGAGGTTATTGAAGCACTGAAAGGTGATGTTGCCCCGGAAAAGAAAGGTAAAAAAGGAAAAAAGGTTGAAGTTGAGGAAGAGGAAGACGTTGAGGATGTAGAAGAAGAGGAA